AAGTGTGGGCTGGCCGATTTGTTGCGCTGTGATAGTGGCTGGGTTGTACTGCCCAGCCGTCAGCGCAGCTAGCCCTGCTGTGCTAGCCAGATTCGTGGCCGTGCCAAACTGGTCCGGGGTAGTTAACCCCATGACGCCTTGCTGTGCAGTAAGCTGGTCCGTAGTGAACCCGGCGGTGCGCTGCCCCGGATACGCTACGTAAGGCTGGTAGGATTGCGCCTGCCCGCGTTGCAGCAGGTTTTCGACATACGGTTGAGCGTATGCCGGTAGGTTAGTTTGGGTACTGGTTACTTCCTGTCTGGTAGGTTGGGAACTGCCGCCAGCCATCTTACGCTCCTACGCCTACGGGCAGTTCAAAGACTTGCCCAAAAGGAACAAGCCCCTGCTCCTTGAATATCGCCGCCCAACCGAAGCGCCCCTGCGCTTCAATCATATCGCAGCCGGTATCTGCTGCCCACCGCTGTAGGGTAGTGAGCATCGGCATCTTCCATGAGTCGCCGTTCGTGCCCCCACAGAACATAAGATACAGGCTTTTCTTACGGGGGTACTGCACGACTCCCGTGATTACCGCGCCCTTGATCTCGCCCGTCTCATCGAACGCAATCCACAAGAGATAATCGAGGTCCATGATGAGTGATAGCACGTCATCAAGCTCGTACCGGCCACCAGTAAACTCCGCAGCTTTGGCCATGTGCTCGGCGATACGCGGCCACACCGTAAGGACGTGCTCCTTCGGTATAAGGGAGACCTGCATGTCACTCATCACCGTGCTCATGCGCCAAGCGCCTTACGAAGCTTGGTATCCTGCCCCGGCTTGGCGGCGCGCCGCGCCTTGTGGGCTCGCTCCATCAGGGCGTACAATTTCTTCGCGCCCTGCTCCGGACTGCCATTGCCCATACGAGCGACGGCTTCAGGCTCGAACTTCACTTCGTCACGCGCTACCCGGGCTTCCTGCACCCCGCCGATATTCGCATGGACTGAGTCGCTTACCCCGTCGCCACTCCCACGGATAGGCACGCCTCCGTGACGGGCCAGAAGTTCCTGCCCCGCGCTGCTGCTCCCGTTTCCGAGCTCGGATACGGTGCGTGCGTCTACTACGAAAGCCCCATCTCGCAAAGTTTCCCCGCCAGCGGCGTATCCCTGCGGGAAAGATGAGCCGATCTGCCCGAGATTCATGAGGCGCTGCAGGGATGCGTTGTACTGATACGGAGGCGCGTACGGAGATGCCGGAGTGGCAGGTGGCGGCGTGACGCCCGGGAAGGCCGGTGGAGCCGAGCCGCCGCCAGTACCTTGCGACGGCTGCTGCCCCCACAAAGGCTTAAACCCGTAGTTGAACTCACCACCCTGCGGGTTAGGCCCCCCCGGCGGAGGACGGTTGATCGGGGCCATGGTGGGCGGCGTTCTGAACGGCGATGGAAGCATGCCAGCCAGCCCTCCGCCGAAACCCCCCTGCCCAGAAAGCTGGGAAAGAATCGCACTCCAGTCCATCCCCTGCGGAAGCCCGGTCGGGCCCGGGGCACCGGGAGTGGAAAGGGACGGAGCAGGCTGAGCCGCCTTGAAGCCCCAATCACGCTCGCGCGTAGGAATTGCACCGCCATCCGCGAAACTAACGCGGTTAATAGGCTGAGGTTCGGTAGTGACGTCCACGTACCCCGGATACGGGTTAGACGGTTCGAAATAGCTGAACTCCGACGAGTCCATCGGGTTACGCCCATAAAGAGAATTCAACACGCGCGGGGCTGGAAGATACGGGCCCTGATAATGCGAGGAGTCGGGCTCCTGTGGGGGCTCTTTCTGCTTTGGTTGCATGGCACCGGCAAACCCGGAGACCAACCCGAGAGTACCAGCCCCCGTACGCAAGGCAGTCGCTGGACCAGCAGCGCCGCCAAGAGTGCGCCCAAGCTGGTTTTCGAAGGCGTTACCAGTATTGCCCAAGGCTCCATGGAACAACCCAGCGGTAGGCGCGGAAGGTATAGCACCGGCTAAAGTACCCGGAGCCGCCGCATTGAGGAGGGTAGGTGCCGTTATGGTCGGCGTGGCAGCGGCAGCAATACCGGGCGCAGCCTCTGATACTAGCGTAGGAACCGTAGAACCCGCCATCAAACCAGCCGTACCAGCCGTACCAGCCGTAAACGTGGGAACCGCAGAACCCGCCGCACCGGCTAAAGTACCCGGAACCGCAGAACCCGCCGCACCGGCTAAAGTACCCGGAGCCGCCGCATTGAGGAGGGTAGGTGCCGTTATGGTCGGCGTGGCAGCGGCAGCAATACCGGGCGCAGCCTGTGCTCCTAGCGTAGGAACCGCAGAACCCGCCATCGTACCAGCCGTACCAGCCGTACCAACCGTACCAGCCGCCTCCGCCGCCTCCGGTAGGGCACCAGCCGCACCCGCACCCGCGCCGCTTAGCGCCCCCGCAAGACCCGCGCCGCCGAAGGCACCAAGACCCGCCATAAGGCCCGCCATAAGGTCGTTCTTGGCAATGCCGGTACCTGCGCCGACAATGCCCGCCGCCGCTAGCGGGCCTATACCGGTGAACGACAACGCCGCGCCCAAGATCATAGGCAGCAGCTTGCCGAGGATACCTGCCTCGGGAAGCCCCGTATGCGGATTGATGGTAAGTGAGCCACCATGTGCCATGGCTAGGGCCTGCAACCCGCTGACCTCTTTCGGGGTCATGTGGATAAGGACCGAGTCCCCTTCACGCCCTTTGGATGCGAGATGGTTGGCTACGGAGGCGTAAGGTGCGTTCATCGGCGTCTACCCTTCACAACGTAATAGTTATACTACTTCATAACGCAGAGCCGAAGCGGTCATTTGCATGGGGCTCCGTGCATTACACGATCCACCACTCTGCGCCGTCACAAACGATAGAGAGCACTTCGTACTGGGTCGTCAGGGTCTGAGTAGTTGCGTCGTCTATGGTCTCGGAACCGTCCCCGTCTATAACTACGGTGTTAGCCGTAACGTCGATCTTCTTGATAATCAGCGCGCGTCCAGCGTTTGTAGCGGCGGCTGGCAAGTTCACGGTAACGGTAGCAGATGTAGCATCGGCAATGAGCACGTAGTCATCATCCGCAACAGTTACCGTACCGTTGCAGGCGCGAGTAGTGCCGATATAGACCCCTTGAAACAGCCCCCCGTAGAAGAACTGGGCACGATACGACTGGGCGTGGTTCGGAGCCTGCGAATCAAGCTGGGAGAAATACAACTCCAGCGAACGTATAAGCTGCCGTACATACTGCGGGTCATAGGTCGGACCCGGGTTGGGTAGAGACGAGGCCCTGAAATTCTCTAAAGCCATGGGCTCACCGCATCCCATCTGGACGAACGTCCAGTCGAGGGGCCCCAAGCTGCCAGCGCACGCCAAGCCCGGAGGACAGAACCTTGATAGCCATCTGGCGGGCACGTGCGCGGATGAACACTTGGTTCGTGTAGTTGCCAACGGTGGTTTCGATGACCCGCGCGTCATTGTCAGGGTCTGTACTGAAATCGCTACCCGGGAAGTCTCGCGGGCGAATCTCCAGCGTTACCTCCGGGGAATCGGCAGTTGAGCCGCTAAAGGAAATATCGGGTATGATACGCCGGGACAGCATGAAGTGCTCCCCGTCTTCTAAGTCAAAATCGTTCGACTGGATGTAGGACTCCATTGCTTCGTCGTCCGCGTCCACGCCAGTCTCCTGTGTGTACATAGTCCCTACTAGCGTATCCGGATCACAATTAAGGGCCTGCGGATATCCGCGCATGGGCGCGTCCATCCATGCCGTACGCTCCATGGTGCCGTAGTACCAGACACGATCCAAGTGGTTGTACACCACATAGCGGTCATTCCAGCTTGAGGACAGGCTGGGGTAAAACCACCATACTTCGTTCCACTCCTCGTTAACCCCGCATACTACCTGTTCTGACTGTCCGTAATTGAAATCGCGGAACACATGGTTGCGCAAAGTGCACGGAAGCGTCTCGACGCGGCCCGTGTAGGCATAGAACTTATCGTGCCCCATCCAGTACGTAATGCTGGCGGCTGTATTCATGCAGCGCGCGGACATAACGGAGATATTGTCGGCGTACTCCTGCAGGCCGAACACATCAGTCGTACCAAGGAACTGTAGCGTATAAAGGCTGCTATCAGTCCACACGAGGATTTCTTGCCGAGTAGGAAGGGCCCGCACAATCCGCGAGCCGCGAGATACACGCAGAAACCCGGAGGTATTGGTGACTTCCGGCGTCCACTGACTAGGCGTATCCTGATCTGCCCAACGAATAAGAAGCGGGTCAAAGTCGTCTGGGTCCGTGCTGCCAAATGGTACTGCGCCAAACGCGATAAGATGCTTGTCGTTCTGCGACACCATTAGCTGCATCACCTGAACGGGAACGGCATCCGGGTCGTACCCGTCAGCGGTAGCCTGAGCGGACAACAAGATAGCGCGTGTCGCTAGTGCGGTAGCCGGATCGCGAGTGCCGCCTCGTACCCAGTAATACGGTGCCCCGTTCCGGATATTGGCGGTCATATCATTGTCGATGTTATCCAACCACCAGTCCTGCTGGGGAAGATAGACAGAGGAAGTGGTGCCCAGACCCCACGTATCACGACTCCATGTACCCGCACCCCAGCCTACACCAGCAGTAGTAATAGCGTTACCCGGGGGGATTTCGAAGTCTATGACGATAGCCGTACCGCCTCCGGCAGCAACAGTGGAAGAAGCCGCAGTAGCAACGGTGAACGAGAAAGAGTCCGCATCAATTACGGTAATCTGGTGGTTCGCGTTAATCTCTGAATCCGGAACCCCACCTACGGTGCCCGTAACCCCCGAAATGGAGACAAACTGCTGGTCCGTAGCGCTATGCGCGATAGCGAGATTGACGACAACCGTAGTAGAACCACTAGTCGTCGCTATGCAGTTATCAGTATCCGTCGTGGACATAGTCGGGTCGGTGGTCCGTAACGGGGTTATGTCGTAGAAGACACCGCCCATTTCGATATACAGCTTGGCGCTGGTACCGATGCCTAGCAGATTATCGCTGAAAGACGTGATCCAGTTCCACATCTGGCGACCAGCGCCATAGAAAGTATTGGATGTAGCCTTTACCCAACCACCAAGCTTCTCCGGATACCCGGATCGGAACCGTACCTTGTCACACTCCCACCAACCACCCTCATTTGAGTAGTCAGTCTGATCCCGATTAATCCCCGGTTTGAACTGCAGCTTGATGAACGGCATGTCTACTCCCTAGGTGTAATGGAAGATGACTTTACCCGAACCACCCGCTGTGGGGGTAGGGGTAGGGTAGAACGCACCATCACCGCCATCCAAACCATTACCATTCGTACCGGTCTTGCCCGCGCCGCCGCTGCCACCCGTAGCTATGGTACCATCCGCGCCAGCGTTACCCGCGCTGTTAGTGCTGCCTCCAGTACCCGCTGCACCGGCTGTACCACCTACACCGCCACTACCGAACGTCTGCTGCCCACCACCGCCACCGTTGGTACTGAGCGTGGTGAGGCTGAACGTGCCGGTGGACACGCTGGTAACTCCACCCGCCGTACCATTAGACCCTGTAGTAGTACCCCCCGCACCCACACTATACGTCATCGTCAAGCCGCTAGACCCAGCTACGGACACCGTGACCTTGCCGTAGCCCCCGGAGCCACCGCCGCCACCACCGTAATAGACGATAGAGTCGGTGGTAGAGTACTGACCGCCACCACCACCGCCACCAAAAACCTCTATAACGCAAGAAGTTGCGCCAGCAGGAATAGTTTCGGTAGCGCCTGTACCAGACGTGTACGTGCGTGTAACCGGGTCAAACCGGTTACCGGCCAACAAGGTCTGCAGGACTCCGGGCATTAGCTAATTCCCGCCCCACTGGCGACCCACTCGGTCGTATCGACCTTGAGAAGGGTAACCAACCCACGCAACGCCACCGTGCGCGTGCCCGTAGTGCTCGTACCCGCCAGCCGCAGCGTATCGGTGGTGATGGTGATCGACTGGCTACTAGCGCTGTCGTTGTAGATTGTAATCGCGGTACCGATGGGGAACGCGGTGGTGCCGTTAGCCGGGATAGCGATGCCACCAGTAGTGATGGAGATGTGCTTACCGGCATCCGCTAAGGCGAGAGTGTAGTTGGACGTTTTGGTAAGCTGGGGTAGGCCACGGAAGCCGATGGTGTTCGCCGCAATGGTACCCGTAGCCGTAATCGTAACGTCTTGGTCGAGAGCCGTAATATCGGTATTAGCCCCGGAAGCCGCAGCCGAGAGCGCCGTGCGCGCCGCGCTAGCGCTCGTTGCACCAGTGCCGCCAGCCGTTATGGGTAGCGTACCAGCAGTAAGCACCGAAGACGAGGTGGAGTAGACAGCGTTATTAGCAGCGGTAAAACCCGTAAGGCCAGTACCACCGTACCCAGTACCAAGGGTTCCGCCGAGCGTGAGGGTGCCCGACGTTGTAATCGGCCCCCCAGTGAGCGTAAGCCCCGTAGACCCGCCCGAACCGTTCACGCTCGTTACCGAACCACCGGAGCCAGTGGAAGAGATCGTAATGCTACCCCCGCCGTTGGTAACAGAAATGCCCGATCCAGCAGTTATCGTCGCCTTTGTGAGCGTGCTACCGCTAGAATTGCCAATAAGCAGTTGCCCATCGGT